GTCGAGCCGCTGGCGGAGGCCGAACCTGAGCCGCTGGTCGAGGAGGCTCCGGACCTGGGCCTCGTCCTCGAGCTGCTCGTCGGTCGCCGGGATGGAGTCGGCGATCTTCCGGACGGTGGAGGTCCTCTCGGTCCAAACGAAGGTCGACTCTCCGTACGTGCCGCCCTCGGCGGCCTCCGCCGCGGCGTGCGTCCGCGTCGTTTCCTCCATGAAGACGAAGGCCGCCTGATTGATCGGGAAGGACGGGATCAGGTCCGTCACCTGGATGGGGCGAGTCACTCCCTCGACGAGCAACCCGGAGCGGACGCTCTCCGGCTCGAAGCCGGCCGTCGTCTCGAAGAGCGTCTTGAGCTCGATTTCGAGATGCAGCGGGGTCTCGACGCGGCCCTCCTTGAACTGCTTCCACTGATCCGACTCGACGTAGAGCTGGCCGAGCGTCTTGCGGCCGCCGCGCCCGGACTCGGGGTGCTGCATGGTGCCGCTGCCGGGCGTCGCCAGCTCTTCGGCGCGCCCCGAGAGCCGCGACTCGTAGTGCTTCGCCTCGGCGTTCCGGAGCTCGGTTCCGAGGTCCTCGAGCTCCTTGTTGCGCGCGCGGACCTTCTGCATGGCGTCGTGCTGGTCGGACGCTCCCAGCTTCTCGAGGACCGCCTTGCGGGAGAAGTCGTAGGCGTTTCCGTCCCGCGCGAGCTTGAAAATCTCGGTCAGCTCGTCCTGCTTCTTGTGAAAGTGGTCCTGCTTGTCCTGGATATCCTTGTCGCTCGGCATGTCGTCACCCCTTTTCTATGGGCGTCTCGCCGGCAAACGAAAAAAGCCAGCCGGCACAATCAAAGGATTTTGTGCAGGCTGGCTTTCGGAAGTGCCTCGCCCGAATACAACGCCAATTCTACTTGGTCGATTCGGCCAGGTCCATTACCTCAAAGAGATTCACCCATCCGCAATCCCGGCACCTGCGGCTTAGAGAGTCGCAGCCCCGCGGACGGAGGACTTCGCCGTCCCGTGGCCGTCGGAAGACGGCGAGGAGCCTGATCGGCCGCGCCTCCTTCCACTTGAGGGCGTGACCGCAGCGGGCGCATCTGAGGTTGAGCGACGTGGTCAACCGACGTAACGCTCCATGTTGCGGTGGAACCGTTCGAACTCGGACTTCGCCTCGGACTGGAACGCCTCGGCGCGCTCGATGGCAGCCTTCGCCGCCGCGGCGCTCTTGGCCTCGATGGCGGCGCGGGCCTCCGCCTCGGCCGATTTCAGGAGCTCCTCCGCCTTGAGTGCGGCTTTGCGCGCCTCGTCCGCCGCGGCGCCACGCGCCCGCATCTCGTCCTCGTCGGCGTAGTCGCAGCCATCACGCTCGGCCGCCGACCTGAGGCGGCTGAGGCTCGTCTTCAACGCCGCCGCGGCCTTCTCGAGCCGCAGAATGGCGACCTTCGCGACCTTGCCGTCGACGATCTCCTGGACGGCGGTCGCCGAAATCCCCATGGCGGCGCCGAGGTCGCCGTTCGACAATTCGCGCTCCTGCTGGAGCTGCCGGATCAGGGCGCCGAGGTTCGTCGTCTTCTCCTCCGCCTCGCCCGGCTTGTCGCGCTTCACCGCCAGGGTCCGCGTGCCGACGCCGGCGCCGAGCAGCACGGGCGAGACCTCGTGCACCTTCAGGCTCTTCAGGACGCGACTTACCCCCTGCTGGCGCATCTCCTCGGTGACTTCGCCGGTCTCCTTCACATCATACCCGTAGCTCCACTCCTGCAGCTCGCCCATCTCCTTCACGACCTCGAAGTGCTCGCGGCCGCGCTCGGTGGACATGAAGAACTTCAGCTCCGCCACAGCCTCCCCGTCCTGTTCGCTAATCGTCCCTCGGCCGACGGGGAGCTCGCCCATCCACGACCCGTGCCCGTAGGACGAGACGCGGACGTTCTGAGAGCCGAAAGCGCCGGGCAGGGTGAGATCACCGTCCAGGTCCTTCACGTTCAGCTTCGCGAACGCTGCCGTCACGATGCCTTTCTCGGCATCCTTGATCTCGACGCGCAAAGTCTTCCGTTCCGGTGCTGCCATGCTTCCTCCTGTCTCGACGAAATCGTCCGCGATCTCTCCACTATTCGGCGTCGACATCTGCGAGCCTCCCGCCTAAGACACCCTCTTCCTCTGGCGCGTTCCCGTTGCCGTTCAGCCTGCTATCCACCACTGCCGGCAGCATCGTGGGATCCTCGTTTGCAGGCACCGCGACCTTGCTCGAGTCGCGGAGGTAGATGTGCTGCGTCTCGTCCACCTCGAGGCCGAGCTGCTCCTGAGCATCGGAGACCTGCATGACGCCGCCTTCGACGCGCGCGATGATCCGTTCCTCGCGCTCGGTCTCGTCCTCCTGGAAGACCGAGACGTCCGACATGTCGAACCGGACGCGGAAGCGGCGGACCTGGCCGACGAAGTCGACGAGAAGCTGAGACGTGAGCGCCCGGCCGAAGGAACGAGCCATGGGGTTGATGACGTTGACTCGGGCGAGGCGGACTAGCTCCCGCATTGTCGCCCCGACCTTGACCTGCTGCAGCCCCGCGCCGAATCCGACGACAGCCGCCGGAAGACCGATGGCCGCGCAGACTCTTTCTTCGGTCATATCGCGGAGCCCAGTAAGCTGAATCTGCTGCGAGTTGAAGCCGAAGGTGTGGAGGTCCGTCGGCCGCGTCGCGACGAAAGGATCGCCGCGGCGGTCGCCGGAAAAGTGAGTTTTGAACCGCTCCTTAAGCGCGGTCGCTTCCTCGCGCGTCTGGGTCATGCCCTCCTTGGGCGAGATCACGACGCCGGGGAATGCCTGGTTCCGCAGCACCGCCGCCGCGAAGTTCGACGCCTCCTCGTCGGTGAAGATTTCCCGGAGCAGCGGGCGCAGCGGGGAGAATCCCTTGCGGGGGTTCCGCGGATCGAGGCCGAAGCGCAGGTGCACCACGTCGCGCGGGAGAAGCCGGATCATCTCGCCATTACCTGGCCGGTACTCGTAGTGCGAGATGAATATCGACCCGTCCTGCGGCCACTTCGGCTCGACCATCCAGTGCGGCGCGTACCAGAGCTCGAGGACCTCGCCGATGATGTTCCGGCGCTTGATGATGTAGGCGTTGCCGTCGAGGCAATAGCTGATGACGAGCGCCTTGAAAATCGCGTCCCCGTCATAGAAGGCGTTCGGCTGATTGAGCAGTCCTTCGAGCTGATGCCCGTCGACACGCTGCCAACGGTCGTTCCGCCGCGATTCGACGACCGGCTCTGCCTCGGTGAAGGTCCGCATGATCCACGACACGGGACTCATGATCACGTTCGAGTCGAGCCCATGCCGGACGTCGCGTCCGTACGGGAACGACGTTCGCGGCAGGTGGCCGGAGAACGCGAGATCCTCGTGCGTCCAGAAGTCATCGCTCGACTTCTGCTCGCTTTTCTTCCGGCGTGTGATCTCGAAGGGTCCGATCTTCATACTATTGCGAATTCTACGGAATCCACCTGGCCGGACGCAACACAATCGGTGCGAGCTTCCCAGCTTAAGACCGCGGCCATCGCCGCGTCGATCTTCCGCGGCGAGTCGGACCGCTCCTTCCGGATGAGCCACATATGCCGACCATCCTCGTCGAGCTGCGGGAGGTCGTGACGGCAGGCGTTGGCGACGTGGCGCACCAGGACGGCGCTTCCGTCGTGCGAGAGGGCCCCCTGTTTCATGGCGGAATCGTAGTTCTCCAGCGCGTGTGTCGCCTGCCGGCGCCGGTTCGTCCACCACTCAATGACCCGCTCGGCCCCGTACTTGCCGCTCCAGTGAGCCACCCATGACTGCCAGTAGGGCGGGTCCGCGTAGAGCCGCCAGACGTTGTAGCGCTGGAACATGGCGTCGACGCAGTCGTCGACCTCCTGCTCGGGGACATGCCATTCAGCAAGCCCGTGCGGCGCCTCCCAGGAGCCGACCAGCCACTGGTAGCCAGTCTCGACGTGGGTCCCGACCAGGGCGGTCGCATCGCGGAAGATCGCGCCGTCGAAGCCCATGGTGATCAGGTCCCCGTCCTTCACCGGACAGTCTTCCGTCGCCAGCGAAAGGAAGAGCTTCGCGTCGAATGCCTGACCGGAGGTCCGGACAAGACGGTTGCACCAGACACGCTCCCAGAAGTTGCGGTCCGTCGTCGGGTCGGCCCAGAGCGAGACGATCGCGTCGATGTCGCGCCATGAGGCGGCCTCGCCCGATGCCTCGATCACCGCCGCGCGCGCCCCCTTCTCGGTCGTCAGGTCGTGCTCGTCGCCCGCAGCCCGGTGGAAGAAGAAGAGGCGCGAGTCCACGGCCCGGCCCTCCTGGACGGCGCGGGCATAGTCCATGGTCGATTCGGCGACGGATCCCATGCCGGGCTCGGGCGCGGTCGTGATCTCGAGCGCCCAGGCGTCCGACGCCTTCCGCTTCGGCAGGTTCGCCAGCATCGTTTGATGCGCCTTCCGCAGGCGTGGCGAAGTCCAATGATGGGTCTCGTCGAACACGGAGAACGTTGTCCGAGCGCCGTCGCGCGAGCTCGGCGCGGCCGACAGCGAGACCGCCTTCCCGTCGCCGTTCCGCCGCATGATCCTCTCGAGCCCCAGATCGAACTCCTCCCGGACGTCGCTCTCCTCGAGAATGCACTTCAGCGCGCCGTAGCAGAGCTCGTCGGACTGTTCCTCCGTGTAGGCGCAGAGAGGGATGTAAGGATCCGCGACGGGTCCGCCGATCGGATTGCTACGCCGGTCGAAGCCGACGCAGCGGACCGGCGCGTCCTTGTGCAGCTCGGCGGCGGCGATCCATGCGGCGAGCTCGGTCTTCGCGAGGCCCTTCGCGAGCGACAGCCCAACGCGCTTGAAGCGGCGGCGACCAGCTTCCGGGTGCTTCGCCGGGTAGACCTCGTACGCACGGTAGATCAGCGCTCGCTTCTCGTCGTCGAGCCGCGCCGGCTCCCCGCGGAGATCCCCCGGCCCATGGACGAGGTGCTGCTCGATCCATTCGCAAACGAGCGGCCCCAGAGTCGGCCAGTAAGTCGCGCCGTCTTCTGGGACCATCAGAACGGTCATTTCACTACCCTCAGAAGACTGCGCGGATCGGCGGTCTTTTTCGGCTGCTTCGCCTTCCACTTCTCCGGTTTCCTGACATCGGCGCGTTCAATCTCCCCTGCTTCTTCCACGAAGTTGAGCTGTCTGAGCAAAGCTTGGAACCTCCCGCTCGCCTGCAGCCTGACGCGGGGGTCCTGGCCCTCGTCGCCCGAGAGCCTGAGCGCATCGACCGCGAGGGAGACGAGCATGTCCGCGCTCGGGTCGAGACCGCGTCGGCGCACACAGCGCGCCCAGGCCTCCGGCGACCGTGGGGCCGAGACCTTCGCGCGACGCGTGGTCCTCTTCTTCGGCGCTGGCCGCTCCGCTGGACGGCCGGCGCGCGGCGCGCTTCCGCGCTCGAGCTGGCGCTGTCGGTTGTTCATCTGGCGGCGGCACGCGTCGCCGCAGTAGCGGCGATTCCGGCCGCGCGTGACGAGGTGGGGGAACTCTTTGCCGCATGCCGGACAGGTCTTCGTGCTCATGACAAAAAACGGCGCTCGCGAGCGACCGCATCTAACCCTATGGTTCGGCGCGAATTACGACGCAAAAAAGTGGG